ACGCATCTCTGGCTCGAACTGGAAGGTGAAGGTGTCCTCGACAGCCATCAGAGGTCATCCCCGTCCTGAAAGGAAGGAGGGACAGCGTACTGTCGGTCGCCCGTGCCCGGTGTGTAGTCGAAGTCAGGGTCAGAGTCCTGAGTCCAGTTCGACTTAGCCCAGATAGAGGGACCTGTCGTCGCGCCAGAGGCTCCGTTAGCGATTAGGAATGTCCTTTGATCCCACAGTTGCTCTAAGAGCAGGTTGCCTCGAGCAATCAACTCGTCTGCAGTGGCCTTGCCGTCCGCTCCGATTGATCCCTTGGCGAGAAGGATGTTCCCACTAGCAAGGAACATCTCAGCACTCTGAGCTGTGTTCTCCGCAATCGATGCGGCAGTGAACGTGTCTGCCATACCCGAAGCGATAAAGGCGAGGCGCACTTGTGTGTACACCTTCGTCCAAATCACATTGGCTTGAGTCAGGGTAGGCGTAGTGCTTGAGCTCAACGTCCCAAGCTGGGGAGCCATGCTCGTGGCAGTCGCGAGGTCAGCGTTGTATGCCACGGGGAGACTCCTCAGTCAGCGGATTCGGCCTTAGCCTTCTTCTTCGGTGCGGACTTCTTAGGAGCCTCTACCCACCCCTTGCGGAGCATGCGGGCAGCGTTGTCCTCGTCTACTTCGATCTTGTCGCCGGGCTTATGCTCGACACCGTCGATCTCGCAAGCGCACTTCAGAATCAGCTTAGGCATCTTCCGCCTCCAGTTCACCGATGCGCTCTTCGATCAGATCCTTGCCACCCTTGCGACCATCAACCTCGTGCATCTCCAAGAGGAGGTCCATGCTGTCGATGTCCTTCAACACATTAGGAAGAAGGCGTAGGGGAACGTTGGTGATCGAAGAAGCGTCCGATGCGTCAAAACCAGAGACTGAGGTTGCGCGAGTCTGAGCTACAGGCTCAGGACGAACAACCACCTTCTCTTCGATGAGTCGAATGACACCAGAGTCGAGGAGACTGGGGCTCTCCTCAAGCTCTGGGACAATCGATCCAGCGGGGTACATGACCCCGTTGCAAATTAATGCTCTGCCTTCGTTTACTTCGTACATGAGGGGTGCTCCTCTAATTCAGTTAGGACAGGTCGCAGTTACGCGCAGTAAGACCAAGTAGTTCCATCACAAACAAGAAACGCCGCACTGTTATGCGGGATCTCGATAGCCGGAACAAATGCGTCCCCAGCCGAATTGTGAATGTTCAACTTGTAGGTAGAGCCCGCTAGGTTCTCAATTCTGAAAAACAGACCCTGAGAAGCGCTCGCCAGCGGCATGTTTACCTGCCGATGAGAGCCGTCTGGGTTCAGCATCTGGAACTGAGCGTCCTGAGGGGTCAAGACCTTGGTGCCGGTCATGTCCTCTTCGACAAACCCTAGGCGAACCCGGAGACCATTCTCCGGGTTGCTTGGGACACCTTTGTATAGGAGAGCCATGGCGACCCCCTACGATACAACGGTGGTGAACAGATAGCCGAGGTCCGTAGTCGGAGCCGCGAACTGGTCGTTCCAGGTCATGTCAATCTGCTCGACGTAGGGAGTCGGCTCCCAACGACGAACCGCACCGTCCGAGGAACCCTGGAAACGCCACCGCTGGAGGCAAGACTGGGGAGTCATCGGGGAGGGGGAGGGTCGAAGCCGCGCAAACAAGAGGCTCTTGCCCCAAATGTAGTCGTTGCTTGCAGTCTGTCCCTCGACGGCAGTGTTGGCGACAGCCTTACCGACGTAGATGGTCTCGACATCGAGAGCACGAGCCAAGTCTTCGTTGGTCAGGAGACCGACGCGACTGCTAGTACGCGAGCAATACTCAAGGATGAGCGGGTGCTGGCGCAGAGCCTTGTAGACTTCGTAGCCCATGATGGCGACATCAGGAACCTCACCGCTGTTCTTGATGACCGTGTCGCGAGCCGTCTGGGCTGTGCTAATCGGGTCAGAAGCAGCGTTGTCGAAGCGGTCAGCACCAGCGAGAGCGGCAGTCTTACCAGCGAAGACCGTACCCGAGAAGGCGATTGCAGCAGCAGCGCGCTCTCGGTTAATCATGCACTCGCGAGCGAGGACTGCAGTGTTTGCCTGTCGCAGGTTCAGGCCGTTCCCCTGAGCGTATGCCTCAGAGGTCTTGCTGATCTGAACACCGAGACCGTTAGCGTCCACTTCCCAACCATCGACCTTGCTTACGGAGGTGCTGATGCGGAGAGGCGAAGCCTGCCCGTCAGCCATCACCATATCGTGGCCGGGAGAAGCGGAAGCAAAGCCACCGTCTACGTTGTAGAACTTACCCGTCTTGGTGGGGACATCGACGCTGGGGAAGATGTCATCGCAGATAAAACTGCCGAGAGAAGGACCGAGCAACCGCGCGTAGCGCTGAAGCATCACATCCTGAACAAAACCATGAACGTTAGCCATTTTAAGGGTCTCCTAATTCAGCCGTTAAACTGAGAGGTAAGAAGGCGACCAGAGGAAGGCTCCGATGTCACCGTTAGCGTAAGTCTCAAGAGCGATTCCAAAAGCGTGCGAGTTGGTTCCGCCACCATGAGCACCAGCAACTGCCACAGCCTTGCCAGCAGCGTCCGAGCCAGCGAGGTTGCCAGCAGTAATCGCGCCACCGCACTTGACCTTGATGATCTGGCCCACCTGAACGGGGACGTAGATCGGGTCAGAAGCAGTGCCCGTGCCAACGTCGTTGGTCAGAGCGCCGATGGGGAGGTCGTGAAGTCCAGTGAGGGTGATGTCGTCGTCACCGTTCGGCTTGACGAGGAAGTATTCCTTCCCGTCGAGGTCTTCGTTGCACTTGCGTGTGAGTACATAGGGGTCGAATGGTACAGACATTTTACAGTCTCCTAGGAGTCGAGGTTCTCGGCCTCATAGGCCGCGAGCTTAGTTGAGTCGGAAAGGACAACCTGCATCGCACGAGCGAATGCTGCTGCCGGGTCAAGGCCTTCTTCTTCGGAGAGCTTCTCTGCGAGAGCGTTGCACTCAGCCGACACGGTGTGCCGCTGAACTCGCTCTGCATCGGTGCCAGCCTTGCCCACTTCGGTCACGCCGATGCGGTTCAGGAAATAGGCCCGGTTAGCTCGCTCCTCACCGCAGTGAGTGTAGATGTCGAGGTAGTCGTCGCGCTCCGAAGCAGCGATTCGACCATCAGCACAGGCTCGATCAAGCATGCGCTCAATCTCTTTGCCCTCAAGCTCTTCAAACTTGGCCTTGATGGTGTCTCGGTCTTCGGTGACCGTGTCGAGAGCCTCAGAAAGCGAGTCAGCCTTAGCTGCGCGCTCTCGGAGAGACTCGATCTCAGCGAGAATCTCAGTCTCTGTGACGCTTTCGCCCAGAGAAAGAGCTTGCGAAATTTTCGATGTACCCATGTCTGGATTCCTCTTTTCAGATGCTGCCACTGGCTGCATGCCAGCGACGAAAGGTTCATTGGTGAGAGTGCCGCCGATCAGTGCCCACTCTCCGAGCTTCTCACCCGTTTTCTTCGACCGAGCTCCGTCTGCAGGGACTGCTTCGATGCTGAATCCGTCGAACTCTCCGGCCCGGATCCTACGCTTGGCCTCTTCGGTCCATCGGACAGTGCCCATCAGGCTGACCGAGCCGTCTTCGTTGGCTCGAACGTGAACGTCGATGATTCGCCCAGCGGCCTTGGTGCTCTCTGCGTCGAGCGCTCCCGAGATGGCTGCGTGGTTGTAGCCAACGGGTGCCCCGGTGGAAAACCAACCCTCAGACTTAATCAGAGCGTAGCCCCGAGACATCGACTCGATGTCCTCTGCCGAGAGAGACACCTTGCGGTCCGAGGCTCTTCCGTAGTGAGTTCCTGAGCGAGCCAGCTCGACCGTCTTGTCAATCTCGACATCGTCAAGACGAAGAGCGTCCGACCAATCGGACATCTCGATCTTCGACTGTTGCATGTTGCGAGCTTGCTGCATCTCTTCGTCAACTTCGGGGTAGTCGTCCAGAGCCTCTTCGCGCTCACCCTCGAGCAACTCCCGGCCCTTGGCCTGGACCTTAGCGATGATGTCCCGAGAGAGGTTCGCTTTGGGGGCTTGAGCGATTGCGTTACGAAGGTGGGGGAGGTCTACCTTCCCCGAAGCGTCACGGTAGGGGAAATAGCGAAGCGAGCGGGGAACGGTGCGACCATCGTCGTCCTTCTCTCCGCCCGGAGCGATGTACAGAAACGCGGAGTCAGGCAAATCATTAATGAATGCCGTCGTCCACTCTGCGTAGGCTTGTTCCACTTCTTCCTCAGTCATGGACCCTAGTCTGCGGAACAAACGGCAGTTTCCGCAAGGATAGGTAGGACAAGGAAACTAGAAGTCTTCCCCTCGCCGGCCCCTTCGAGATAGCCACTGACTGCGATAGGGCTCTGATGCTGGGGGGATGTCGTTAACTTCTCGGAGGTAACGGACGCCCTGCGTAGAGATCGGCTCTCCGTTCTCTTGAGCGATGACCGAGACCACATAGTCAGGGTAGAGCCCAATCCCTTCAGGGAGATCTTTTCGCTTCGGTCGTCCTCCAGGCATTACTCCACCAATCCGATGACGAGACAGTTACACATCGGACCTGCGACACACCAACTTGCTGGGGTTGCATAAATGGGGAGGGCTGAGGCAT